ACGAAGATGAGTATTCCAGGTTGCATCCCAGTCGATTACCACATAAGATGGTGCATCGAAACCGTACACATCAACCGTGAATTGTTCTGCAAAATCACTCTCAGAATCATACCGACCATGGTATGCTTCTTCGAAGTGTTCCAGAAGATCTTCGTCATGAAGTTCCAGGAAGGCATCAACAGCATCCTGCCCATAAGAATCACAGAGTTTCTGATACTCTTCCTGATACTCTTCAGAGATTTCAGTCTCCGAAGTATCATTGTTGATCAGACCTTTGACGGTGAACAGTTCGGTATAGAAATCGGTGAACTTGAGTTTGCCATCGATCTCATAACCACAGGCACGAACGATCTCACTCTTGGTCAGACCTTGTGCCTCCAGTTCATTGAACTTTTCCAGAAGGGAGTTGCCAGTCAGCATGGTGTGGGTGTCTCAGGTACGAATGTAATGTAGAACGGATTGGGCAGGAAGTCTAGGGGGTGTGTGCCAGTTCTTAGACCGTCACAGTCTATTGGATTTTCTTCAGTTCTCCTCCAATACAGTTGAAGATTTCAGTATAAATGTGATCGTACTCTTCCACCTCATTAAGAACAGTTTCTGCAATTTCACGATGGACATGATCAGGATTACCATCCTCATCCATCACGAACACATCATCATTGGTGAAAATAAATGCAGCAACAGGAGCATCTGCACCCTGTTGTTCAATCAAAAGTTCAACAGATTCTTTCAGTTGTTGAAGAGTTCGTGCCATTGGTGATTTGTGTGTACGAATGTAGTATAAGGGCACCAGAATGAAGTCCAGTGCCCTTGTGTGCCAGTTGTCAGACCGTCACATACCCAGGAATCTCAACCTGTTCCGCCGAACCACCAAAGTTGATCTGGTATGCTTTCCAGTTACCATTCAGATCGAACAGATAAGCATACTCTTCTCCAGAATTACCAGAGACAAATTCATAAAATGAAGTGTGTTGAATATTAATTTCCTCGCCACGTTCAGTATAATACAGTGGTTGAGGTTCACGATCATTCTCATACTTCAGATAACCAGCGGCATCAGAAATGTACTCTCCATTCTCATCACGAAGAGGAGAAGAATGATCCCAAGTGCCACGGGTTCGCAGTGATGAGATACCACCACCATCAATGAGTTCTTGTACATCTTCACGATTCTGATAGTGCTCAACCAGAATCTTACCATTGCCCGAAGGATAACCATCCCAATGGCAGTAGGAAGAAACAACAGTGTAATCAGGCATTTCGATGCCGATGCGAGAGCGGGTTCCCATGATGTGGTGGTGTGTGGTGAACTGAAGGTAGTATGGCAGGAATCTTGGGAAACCTCAAGACCCATTGTGCCAGTTTACAAATTGGCACGGACAGTCATTCCAGCAATGAAGGCATCCTCCAGAGCACGTCTGATACAACCAACAGAAACATCATGAAAGTCCAGGGAATCAGAGTTTCTGGTTTCTAATGTCTCAACACTCGGGAAGTTCTTCTGTGCGATTCCAGTAAGAATTTTCTGGAAAACTTCTCTGTTTTCTTGAGTGATGTTGTCCATTGGTGATTTGTGTGTACGAATGTAGTATAAGGGCACCAGGATCGTCTCTAGTACCCTTGTGTGCCAGTTCTCAGACCGTCACAGCAGAACCAGTTCAGGGGACTTATCGACCCTGAATGTACCCACTGCGGTGAAGATCACAGAGTAGGTATAAGATTCGGAACAGAATTCCTGAATCACTGCCCAATCCTCATGATTGACGCGAATGATCACAGCACCGTCCATTTCAGGATTCTGCAGATGATCATCATAAATGGCACAGGCATTACCAATCGTACCACAGAATGCAAACTGATTGAAGAAACCGTGTTCCGTCTTACCGAAACCGATTACACGATAGTTGGTCTGGGTCATGGGGTGTTTGTCTCAACGAATGTAATGTAACCCAGACCCCTACCAGTTGCAATGGGTCTTGTGCCAGTTTCAAAATCGGCACATTTATAAATAGTAGTAGCTAATGCGTTCCACAGAGTTTAATTGTTTCTCTGAGTTATCATTGCTGAACTCTCCTACGGGGTCAAGAGTCAGAACAGAAATACTCAATACAAGAAACAAACTCGCTAGGTCTAACACATAAGCAGACAATTGAATTACTGGGTTGCCACAAGACTTCAAAAAGTCTGATCCATTAAGTGGTTTTTGTTGTATCAGAAATCAATGGGTCTTGTGACATTATCAGAACCGTCACAGCATCAGAATGGATCGTATTCCCTGATGGTAACATGCACGTCCTCATCGCCTTCTAACTCTAGAAGACGCTTCCAGTCCATATCTTCTAGATCTAGGTCATTATAACATGTGACATCTAGTGTCACACGTACCTGGCGTTTCTGTGCTATCATGGTGATATCAGGCATAGTGACGATATGCAAGTGCTTCGTAATCTTGCCCATCTCGTGCATAATCCTCATCTAGATCTTGTGCATCATCTAGATCGTGTGAATAATCTGCTGCGTATGTGTAGTCGAGATCGTAGTCGTCGTACATGGCTCGTCGAGATTTGATTGATTACAGATGAATCATAGCATGATCTCGACGAGAATGCAAGGGATCTCGTCGAGTTTTGTATCAGTATATATGATATCTCGACTAGATTTGTTAAGATGTGCTGATATTATGATATCTTATGAGTCTCGTCGAGATCTTATGAGTCTTGTGTGGGTTTCTGAATTTTCGGCGGGCGGGGGGGTTGACAAACTCCGCGTCTTATGGTACGCTCGTAAAGGTCACAAGACCCAGACACATTTATAAGCATTTATAAGCATTCATAAGCATTCATAAGCATTCATAAGCATTCACAAGACCCAGACACATTTATAAGCATTCATAAGCATTCATAAGCATTTATAACCTATAATTCTCAACAAAACCTTTTATTTATTCTCAATTAAAAAATGCTATTGAGAATAATCCAAAATTAACCATAATAACTATTTAAAATAACATAAACAATATATACAATAACTAAAGCATTGTATAAAATATAAATGTCACAGGGAATCATCTACCTAATCATCAACAAACAAAATGGTCACAAATACGTCGGTCAAACAACACAACCGATGAATAAAAGGTGGCAACAACACATACAAGAAGCATTGCGAATGAGTGATAAACCATTACATTGTGCTATGCGTAAGTATGGTAATCACAACTTTATGATTAAAGAACTTGATGAATGTGATAAAAGTTTATTAGATCAAAGAGAACAATATTGGATAGAGCAATACAATACATTCAATAGCAGCGAAGGTTATAATGCTACAAGTGAGAATCTATTGGAAATAGAAAGAACTGATGAAGAAGTAACTACTTTAACTAAAAAGCAACAATCCTGGGGATTCTTAACTGATGAGAACAGAGGAAATGGTAAACACTTTGGTATTAGAATTCAAGGATTGAATATAGAAACAGGTGAAATTAAAGAATGGGATAATGCCCGTGATGCGGCAGAAGAAGTTACTGGTAATCGTAACAAAAACAGCAATATTCTTTTAAGTGCCAAGAAAGGATATAAGTGTTATGGATACAGATGGAAACTACTTGAACAAAAGAGTAAGAAAAAGGCAGTTAAAGCAGTTCATAAAATTACGTGGGAAGAATATCAATTTGAAAGTATTGCCGATGCTATTAGAAAAGTTAGTGGTAATAACAGTAGAGGCACAGGTTTAGTTAAATCCTTAAGAAGCAATGGTCGATATACTTGGAAAGGTTTTATGTGGTTTTATTCTTGAATAAGATCCCACAGTTCTCCATTCCATTGCCACTGATCATGAACATCACCAATTTTTGGATTTGAAGGAAACATAGGACCATCCAAAGAAATACCATCACTAATCGACCACTTATCAATCGGACATGAATCTAATGCAAAGTTAGTCTTATGTTCCAGAAAACATCCACAATGTTTACACCTAACCTGTCTTGAATCATAATACTCACAAGAAGCACAAATAGCAAGTCTTTCCTTCTTAACTTCAGAAGATACAAAGATGTTATTGGTTGTGAGTGCTTCTTTTACAACCTCAAATGTAAACTTTGCAAGATTCTTTCCTTGTTCAGGTAATGATGGATAATTCATAATTGATAGATTCCTTTAATTGTACCAGAATTGATTGTTCCTATTACACTATAATTATTACCTGTAATTGCTCTTCCTCCAGATCCTCCTGACCCAGTATTTTGAGTTGATTCACCAGACGTTCCCCAGTTTCCTCCATTACCACCAGTCTCTCCGGTTTCACCACTTCCACCATAAGTCGGACAACCACCAGTCGTTCCCAAAGATCCTAAAGATCCATTCGTTTTTGTTTGATTATAACCTTGCCCTAATCCACCATCTCCACCTTCACCTCCTGGTGCTCCGGGTACAGCATATGGTGTAGACCTTTGACAGGCAGAATAATATAACGTACTTCTACATCCTCCCTTTCCACAATTACATCCTCCAGCAGCATAATAATTTATTCGTGTGTCGCCAGCATTACAAGAAGGAACTGATCCACAAGCAGTTGAAGTATTATATTGCGTATAACTATAGCACGTTCCGGTTGATCCGTTATTACCAGTTTTTCCTTTTTCTCCTCCTCCACCGCCACCATAAATGTTTGCGGATGACTGAACATTGATAATAACTTCTGATCCGGTGGATTCGACATAAAGTGCAGGACCACCAGTACCACCATTAACATTCGATGCAGTACCTTTAGAACCTCCTGCACCATAGATTGCACCAGAAACATTGATTTCAAGATTATATGCTTCTGCCTGAAGATAGGCGGCATACTGTGATACATTGACAGAACCTACAGTACCATTAAGATACATGTATTTGCGAATGTTTCGACCTAAATTTGAATTCCAGGATTGTGTTCCAATATTAAATCCTGGAAATGAGAGTGAAGAACCATTATCATCAGTTCCAGATTGTGTCACAAAAAAGAACTTAATGGCATTACGAAACTGTGAGACTTTCCAATTGGACGATGTTGAAATTGATGCGTTTTCTGTTGCATCAGGTACAATGGGTGATGAATTTAATTTATTTGTGGATCTTCTTAATTCGGATACACGAATTGGAGCAGTATCTGATGAAAAGGAACCAGGTGACTGCTGTGCTCTGAAGTTAGATCTTAAGGACGAAAAGGAGATACTTCCAGAGGTATAATAGGGACCTGCTTTAGTGACTGTCGCTGACATTCGCTTATGGATACTGTGTCACTATTTAGATTGTCATTCCAATGTCTTATCACACCAGCAATAATAAAAATATTCGTCATAAAATAAGTCAGAAAAATCAAAGTTCTGATGATTGCAACGGAGTCCGCCTCCTTATCACTACTACCCGACTTTTCTCCGATTGACTTTGCCCACAGTCTCCACAGGTTCATAGACACTCTCCCTACTCTTTACATACATCAGATCACACCATTGATCATGATAACACAGAACCAATAATCTCTCATTCCGATGATGTGTTCCGTTTCTTACATCATCCGGATGTTTGGGTCGGACGGCAACCTCAATCGTCAGATAG